CCTTTTGCTGAATTCTTAGAGTGATTGAGTGTAGAACACTATCATGTTCCGAATCGAATAACCGCTGAATGTCAAATACTCTGCAACCATATACAAGCTCGGTTGAATTCAATGAGGCGGCATCTAAAAGCGTGCGGATTTGATTAACCAGCTCAAGGTCTTCCGCCTGCCTAGTTTGCCAGACAGAAATTTGTACCAATCTATCCCTGCTTAGAACTTTCTTATCCCCAAGAAGTGAAGGCGGATTTGCTAGTTCGTCAGAAATTGTTATGTAGGGCATTGGTGTTTGAGGTGGAGAAATATCTCTAAATATTTTAGAGCCGACTCCAGTGAGCGAAGCTGAAACCAAAATGCTCCTAATGGCCGCAGGGATAGATACGAAGGTCGGCATCACATATCCATTTCTACGCCAACAGTTGAAGATGCATTTATCTTCATGGCTTTTCTTGTATAAGCCTTAACTAATCTTTCTTTTACTATGTCCACAGCTTTGCCTCTCATTGATAGCGCTGCTACGCGCATGAATGGGCGAGGCACAACATCTTTTGTGCCATATTCAAGTTCTTTTGCTATTGGCGATGTCGAACCAAATTCTGCTATTGCAGGATTTTGATTTGTCTTACTTACTATTCGAGAAGTAATTGATGGTAGAAGTGTTTCCCCGGGTAGTGCGGCTGGAGGTTTTCCAGGGCTTGAAGAATAACGAATTTTACCCTTATGAATATAGGGTTTATGGGTTCCGGGCTTGCTAATTAGTTCACGCACTTCATCGGCGCCAGTATCTGCAATTTCGCCAGCGGCGGCGCGCATTTCATAAATGCCAGAAAGAACTAACTGTTTAACCGCTTTTTCTACACCGACAAAGCCGGCATAAATTTTTTGAGTGTTGGTAGGTTTTTTAGCCATTCTTTAACGACCTTCTGCAAAAAGCACGAAGATGAGTTTTCGTAAAAGCTATACCCTCAACTTCATAAGTCCCATTCAGTACGCTATTCAAATTTTCTAAAACTATCAAGTCTCCATACTCGATATCTGTAGATAAAGGAAGACGTATAACAATTTTTCTTTCTTCGCCAATCTGTCCGATAGCATCAGAATTTATTTCTCGCGCTGCGTCTTGATGCACTGAGCCATAGACGCTGACATCGTCGGCTAAGACAGTCCAAATTCCCTCCGACTGATTTATGTAGTCAATAGAATTTGGATTGTGGTGTCGAACCTTAATTAGGGTTGTAGCCCCACGCATGTCTACCTAACTATCCTTCTCTTGAGCCGACTAATTATTTTTAGTTCTTGTTCAGTAAACCCTGATTCGCCTTTGTTGCCGAAAACATAATCGGTACCTTCAACATTTAATCTCTCAAGACCTTGAGCGTCAGCCAAGAATTTGCTCATCTCTCTAGCGCTTGCCGTAAAAAGAACCCTTTCCAGCACCACTGAGTCCGAGTCGTAAACACCAGCTGTGTAGGTAACCAAAGCTATGTAACCTTGTCCGGCAATTCTGACATTGTCAATTCCCCATGGGTAAATATCAAAATCACTAATTACTTGATTAACCATTTGGTTATTCATCCCCACACTAAACGCGGTAACGCTGCGTACTGGTGAATTACGCAAAAAGATTTGGCGTTGCCCTATCTCGAGCATGTGCTTTTCATTAGTGAAGACCTGAGCGTACAATGGCTTGTTGAGGTAGTAAGATAGCTCATTTTCCAGCGTCATTAAAATAATTGACGCGGCTTCCTGCTGGGTATCCGTAAAAGTTTTACCCATAAAGCGCTCAAGGTCGGTGTAATTCAAAATCGCCATATTGCGATAATACACTAAAACAAAAAAATTAGTTCTAGGCGTTAAATTTTGACGCAGCACTAAAGGCTGATGCCCACAAATGGCCAATAATTAAGGCCAATTCATCATCTATACAGCCAATAAATTTGGCGGTCAATAATGATTTTTATTTAGTTTCGATGTTAAACAAATCGGAAGAAGCGATTGGAAGTATTTTGTACTTCTTTGCTTGCTCGATGCTGATGCGCTCGCCTTTTCTTGCTACCTTGACGAGCTCACCATTGACTTGTTCAAAAATATCTTTTGGTGATACTACTTGCATGATTTATTCACTATATCAAAAGAACCGGGTAATAGCAAAAGCCCCACGCTTTTCCTATTGCTAGGGGCGTGGGGCTAAAGCTTTATTAATTAATCGCTATTAAGGAGCGGCTGGAGCCTCGTTAAGAGTTACCTCAACGAACGACTCTGGGCGCTTAACAGCAAGAGCAATGCGCTCTTCGGCCAAAACGGCTACTGCGTTTCGTACGAAGAAATCACTGTGCTGCTCAGCAACACGGATTGTGCCTTCCATGCGGTCGTACAGTGTTGCACCAACGCCGAAGGAGCCAATCAAGACTTTGCCTTCAGTGATTGCTGGTGTGCTGACGATTGGCAAGCGCCACAAACGTGCTTCTGCACCGATTGATACCGACATAACCATGATGTGACGGTTCTGTTCATCCTTGGTCAGTTCGATGTCTTCCATGTCGTTCGGGTGCATAATGATGCCTGTTGGCTCATAGTATGCAAGGAGCGACTTGGTGATACCGCGACGGATTGCGTCGATGCGGCTGTCACCAACTGCGCCTGCCGACCAGTTGAGGGTTTGGACGCCCGATACGTTACGGATACCGGTCAGGTTTGAGCCCGAGCCGTTACCGTTAAGAATCTGGTCATCTTCCGTCAAGCGAAGGCCGTAAAGCAATTCGTTGTCGATGATTCCACGCAATGTTGGCTCGTCTTCGAGAACGTTGCGGTGAGCAACTTCGAAGTGAGCAATTGTGCGTACTGGAGCCTGTACACCAACAACAGTCATTGACGACTGTGGCTTTGATGTAAATACTTCTGGTGTGCCTGAGCGCTCAGAAACAGTAGCAGCATTGTTTGTAAAACCGCTTACACGGAAGTACTCAATCATGTTGCTATTTGTTTGCTGTACGTTGAACAAGTCACGTACTCGCGAAACGCGCTTTGCGCGGTCTACGATGCCTTCGCGTTGCGGTGTACCGAAATCACCAGGAGTACCTGATGGCAATGCGGTGAACACGTCCTTGGCTTGGAATGGAGCCTGCATGGTGTAACCATTGCGGCCATTGCCAATTGCCTTGAACTCATCTGAATCGATGAAGCGCTGACCAATTGACTTGCGTGAGTCACTGGACGAGAAGTCAACTTTGCTGGTCTGTGCTGGAGCTACTGAACCAGTTGCCCAACTCTTGACTTCGCTAAGTCCTTCAAGTGCTTCGATTTCTGCGCGAATCTCTCGTGCTTTCGCAAGATTCGAGCGGAATGCTTCTACGTGCTTTACTTCTGCTTGAACTTCTGAAGCACCCTCTTCGCGATTGCTCTCGACGTGCATGACAATTGAGTCATTCTCGGCGATTACGTTCTTGAGGGCACCTTTAAGTTCCTTCAATCGGCTGTCATAAGCCATGTTATTAACTCCTTTAGAGTATTTTTGTTTATAGGAAGGGACACAAGGTAAGCACCTCGTATTGATAATTATGGTCTAAGTAAAATCTTCTGTCAAGCAGGGGCTAATAGATTTACCAGCTTCTTTTTTTAACTCTCATCCTCATCGCCGTCGTCATCTATGAACGCCTGAAAAAATTGCTCCCAGGTGATGTCGTTGGGTCGACGCGCATCCGTAATGAGTCCGCCCCTAAATGCGACCGTTGGACCAGGAGAGACTGCCCGCAATACAGAAATAACCTTTTCAAGTACGGCGCATGCTATGAATGGCGGAACCGAGCCTAAATCAACGCGAATCGGTTCATTTATGTCATCGTAAGATATTGAAACAGTTATAACCGGGAATTTAAGGTCGTTCTCTTGGAAGAACGGTTCGCCGCTATCCATCCTATTCGTCAGCTGAGAATAGTTCGCCGCGGAAAATAGTTTCACCGTTAAAGATAGGGACCATCTCAAGCTGGAACTTGCTATTGCCTTCCTTGTAGGTTACGACAGCCATGCCTTGTTGCCAGTTCTCCGTTGCATTTATCGGTCTACCAAACGAGTCGGTCGACCCCTTAACGGAAGGAACAGCACCATCGGTCCTGCATAAACAGCCAGGCGATGCCGCAAACCATGTTTTTGCACCATCAAAAGTTCTGCGGGTGATGTAGGTCTGTTCAATTCTATGAATATGACCATGGATAATTGAGATTCTTTCAGAGTCAACTACTGCCTTAGTAGTTGAACCGTTAGACCTAACTTTGTCACCGTGTACGCAGGCCAAGTTTTCATTTAGGTAAAAAATGCCGGCCGGATATCCGTCAACATACTCAACATCAATACTGTCAAGACGCAATAAAAACGGCACGCTCATTACAGGCCATTCTTCTGGAGCTTCGGCTCTCTTCAAATGTAAAGCGGCAGCAGCATTTTTCAGAATTGATTTCTGGATACGCCTATCATGATTGCCCTCAAGTAAAACTATTTTGGCGTCTGGAGCGTTAGCCCTTTGTTCACAAAGAAATTTATAACCTCTATCAATTGAGGCTTGGGTTGTCCTTGCGAACATTGGCTCTTGCTCAAATCTTCCAAATTCTGGAAAATCCAAGAAGTCGCCCAAATTAACAACCACGTCAGGGTTTAAATATCTAACCAACTTAAGCGCAAGGTTCATTGCCTTTTCGTCGTGAAATGGGTCTAGCGTCCCATCTTCATACAGACGAAAACCGATTTGTGGGTCTGGCAAAATTACTGCAGTTTTAAATTCAGTCTTGACACTTTTTGTTTTGGGAAAAGATTTGATGTTGATTGGCTGTGCTTGCTGTACAACAGGCCAAGCCGGTCCTTCATGCCACTTTGGGTGAATTGCTATCGACATTCCACCTAGGTCATGAATCTGGGCGGTACCATCTTCATCTTTTGTCAAACCTTGCCACTCAGAAATTTTGACTTTACTTACTGAGCCAATGTCGTCGATTGGAATTCCAGAACGCTCTAATAGTTCTGTAATTTTGTTTAACTTTGATTTTTGTATCTCGGAATTTAAATCTTCTTTAAGGCTCACGTTACTCCCCCATCATTGTGACGTTAATAATTTTTACACCGTTATTTCTGCGCCAATGCAATATGGCTGATTTGCCACATTGAATATCTTTCTTTTTCAAAACCCTCTCAATTAGGCGGGTTGGGATTTCTGGATTCTTTAAAACGCTTATTAAATATTCTCTATCTTCTTTACTTAATTTTTCTAATAGTGAATCCATCTTGGTTGATTTTGCGCGTGACAGTTCAGCATTAAATTCATCTTTTAGTTTCATCGGTCCTCCACGGTCCACCCGTGGAGTCAAGTATAGGACAGATTAAAGGTCTATTGTGCGATTTCTTTGAGGAGCTGATGGAATTCTTTTAGCTCCGAGTATGAAATCGAGAAATTCTCAACAGCTGGAGCAGCAACTTCTTCTGTGGTTTCAACTGCTTCAACCGCTTCTTCTGCTTTGACCTCAGCCTCAACAACAGCTTCAGCAACTTGCTCTTCAGCTGCAACGACTTCCTCAGCTGCAACGACTTCCTCAGCTGCAACTTCTGCAACTGGCGCTTCTTTTACGTCTTCCACAAGTTCATCTGTTGATGCTTTAACATCAATGACTTCTTCCGTTGCAGCAACTTCGGCTTCAACTACTTCCTGGGATGGACTCAATTGCTTCAAGGCCTCGCTGAGTTGCTTGGCAACAAGTTCACTAATTTTTGCTTCAAGTTCAGCGCTAATTGTATCCATCGAATTCTCCTCGTCTTGAGTCACATTATTATAGTCTGCTTTTTCTTCCTGTGCAGCTAAGCTATAGTCCGATTGGATATCGCCGGTAGCCGAAATTTCAGCATAGCCCAAAAGAATGAGCTCATCTAATTTATTGTCCTCATTATCCAGGAGTTCAATAAGGGCGTCATCATCATTTGCCTCAACAACTAGACCTTTATAAAGGGTCCCACTGTCTTCCCATTCAACCTTAACCCCAATGTCAATAAGGCTTTTGCGGCTAAAATAGCTATTTTCGTGGCTCATACTTACCTCGTTGATGGGTTCGGTTATTAATCCCTTATATAACATTAGCGCATCCACGTCCTCATCTGATTTAAGTTCCGGAGTTGGCATATCTGCATCGGCATAATGGGCGGCTAAGTGCCTATAAACGCCTTCGCGGGCAGCACCCCTAAGAACTGTCCCAGACCGACCACCGTTCAAAACAGCTATGGCTGAGGACAAAGCCCTGAACGAAGCCGCCCCAGGCTTGCCATCAGAATCAACAAAATGATGAATAAAGCTGTAGTGGGTCTTTCTGTCGCCATCAGTGTTTGGCGTTTGATAAGTAAAAATGTCGTCGTAATACGAAATCGAGGAAGGCGATGTGATGTTCTTGTATTGGGCTGTTCTGTCCCAAGGAGAATCCATGTTGATTTCGGTCTTGTGGGTTGAGACAGCCCGACCATTTGGGCCAGATTTTTTTAATTCAAGATTATCTGTTGTCTCTTTTTCCATATTAAGCAATTTCTTTCGTCAATGGAGTTTTGATAATACCATTTTTAATCATCAAATTATCCACATATGAATCCGACTTTAGTGTCGGTGGCTTAGTACCAAAATCTCTGTAGTGGCGAGCCAGGTGTCTGTACACAGCTTTTCTATCTTCACCGCGTAAAGTTGTGCCGGTTCTTCCGCCGTTTAACACGGACATTTGAACTCTAAGTTCAGACATGGCTGCAGCTCCTGCGCGCCCATCTTTTGATACGAAATGATGAATGAACGTGTAATGAGTCTTTCGGTCGCCTTCTGTATTTGGATATTGATAGGCAAAAATCTTGCTGTAGTAATCTTTGTCTGCTGGTGAACGAACAGAAAGAATCGCTTGACGATTTAGATTTTCTGAATCCGAAACAGCCGATGAATGACTTGGAATTGGTCCGCCGCTTGCCTTGACTTCATTATCTTTTTTGTCAAGCTCTTTTACGGTTGCTGATTTTTCAGATATGAGTTCTTCTTTGATAATCCAAAGTTTGCAAATTGCTTCTGGTTCAATTTCACCATCAACAATTTCGCAACGCTTTCCACCCTGGAAGAAAGCGCAGTTCATACACATCAGACCTTTTTCCTTGAATGGGTTTGTTTCCGCAGATGCGTAATGCGCTCCATCAGGGCCAGCGGTCTGGTCCCACTTACCAAACTCTTCAGCCATTGTTTCAAATAGGTCGTACATGGTGAACTGACGAGGAGTTAAGCCACTCTCTTCTTGCTCTGCGATTCCCTCAATCATCTCATCTTGATGAGGCACTAAATCCTCTTGTTTGCTGCCTTGTGTCTCTGCTGCATAAAGAGCTGCCATATGACTGCGAGCCTCAGCGAGGGTTTGATGGCACCCACCAGGAACTGGTGTGCTTTCGCCCTCTTTAATAACTGCGTATCCGCTACACCCATTGGCGTTGCTTGAAATACGGTATGGCTTACCTTCATCTGTTCGGCGGCGGCGGCGTGGTTGACGACCAACAACACCCGGACGTTCTGGTGTCCCAAACGAACCAGGATTGCCTTCGGGCATGTCGGTGTAAATATCTTTCTTGAGGCCGTCCTCTTCTTCGTCTTCATCTTCGTCACTCATATCCGGCTTGTCAATCAGTCTGAGAGTAGAAAATCTATGACCTACCAAAACGTCTGTTCGAGAAAACGACATTCCCTCATTACGATAAATACGAATTAGCGCGGCTGGATTTTCTGGCGTGCCAGTGATTTCGAAATCACTATCCGGAACATTGATAACTCCGTTGCGCACAATGCGTTCGATTTTGCCGGTCGCTCTGCCTCCCGAAGAATTCCAAGAAACAAAATCCCCAACCTCTAACTCATCTGGTTCTGCCTTGCTTTCATCTCTGCTGTTCATCGCATCAACAAGCTTCTGGGACCAGCGTCGTCCTTCATCTCCACCCCATAGTTTCCAAGCTATAAGCCCAGCTCCTGGATAGCCATCAGCTCCAGGTCTACTATTTGCCGGTGTGCGAAGGTCTACTTCGTGGCGCGGGAAATAACGTGCGATATGACGTGCTTTTTCCGGGGAAACAGTTGCGTTATTAATTAAATAATTGGCTGTGTTCTTCCCTACTGATGTACCGCCGCGATTAAATTCTTTAGACCAGTCAAGTCCAATTTGTGCTTGCTTCTTGACACCTGATGGTATTTTGAAATTAATATCTGAGTAACGCCCAACCTTGCCCTCTGAAACTATTGTTTCTTCATTATTTTCAATTTCTTCAGCGTCATCTTTCACGCTAAGAGTTCTTGTGTTTGGTGCAGCACCAAAAAGAACAGGAGAGTACTCGTAAAGTTCTAGTGTTTTGATGTAGCGAATTCCGCTTTTTTCATCAACTCTTGATTTGCCCTCTGGAACAGAATACCCGATTGACCATTCTTGCTCTTCAGCAAAGAATTGAACGTCATTGAAAGCGTCCCTACCGCGACTTGTATTTAGATTGAATTGCATTTTTACCAAAAGGGCACCTGCATTTTTTTGACGCAAATCTTCGGGGAGCCTTGGGTCATTTGGCATCAATTCTTCGACCTTAAGAGTCTTAGCAACAGGGATATTTGTATCGTGCGACCAAACGCCTTTTGGGTTTCTCTTCCGTAACGTATTTTTATATGCGCCCGGCTCAATGATGTCATTAACTGAGTCAACAATATTGGTCACGGAAACGATTGCTTCAACAACCCCGTCAACACTGTCAACATTTCTAATTTCCGAAACTGATACGTTTTTATGTTCCACGGCTACCTCGCGCTAGAAAATACCACAAATATAGGCAGATGTGTGAACGTCTAGTTCGACTAGACAAAAAAGTATAGATTAGATAAACGAAAGAGTGCATCGGCAGTTAATTACCGATGTGCTGTCGTTTTCAAAATCTCCAGGGAAGCTAACGCTTTTACCGTTTACATCAAAAACTTCGTCAATACCAACGGTTGAGTTAGCAACAACTTGATGCTCCTCCCTGCCGTGTTCCTCGTCTAAATGTACCCATGTTTTTTTGGTAAAGCCCAACTGCTTGGCTGCCCAAAGCAAACCAGCGTTAAAAGCCCCGCCGACTTCTGTCTTGACTATTAATTTCATTCTTTTAGTAAATGAAGCCGACATCCATTCATCGATTGAATTCACAAACGATTGATGGGGCTTGCCTTTGTGGTCATCAATAATCTTTTGAATGTTTTTGGCTGTTGTTTGATTTACAACCAAAATATGATTTGCACGATTTTCAATCAAATCCGTAATTTGTTTTTCGCCTAAATCGAGCTTGTCAATTGATTGCCCGGCAATTTCAATTGCGCCATCAAGGAATGTTGCAGAAATCCATGTTTTTGCATCCGCCTTCAATTGCGCATCCCAAATTTTGATATCCAAAACATCATCTACTGATACCGCTTCGCCCGATTCCCACTTCTCTTTCATTTTCTTAGACGAGCTCTTTTCGTGAGTCACCCTTTGTTGGCGTTTAAAAAATGAACCAATCTGCAAAGTAACACTTGCTTCTAAACGCTCCAATTGTCTCGCTCGCCTATTGATTCCAGAATCCTCAACCTTTACACTTTCGATTTCGTGTGAAAGCGGAGTTAGGGCTGGGGAATAAACGGCACGCGGGCTTGGGTCGTTGCTGTCTGTCGAAACTCGCCCTTGAGTCGGAGTGTTAACGCCATTTGGGGCGCTCGGTACAGTTGGGTCCTCTTGTCCATTTGGCCTCTGGCCCGGTCTTTGATTTGGGTTCAGCAATCCTGCACCGTCACCCGACATCATCACTGGTGAAAGATTTGTTGGGATTAGCAGCTCGTCAATACCAACGGCCTCACGACCTGTCAGGTTTCTATATTCATCAATACTGATAGCACCCTGCTTGAGTTCCTCTAAGTGGAACTTTGAGCGCTCTCTGTCGTCGCGACTAAGAATCGCCACAGAGGACAAGTCGAAGGCGAAGTATGTGCTTGGGTCTGTATCTAAAACATCAAACGCTCTTTCTAGGAGCGTCAGGTGCGGCCGCATAGTTTCTCGCCAAAAAACCTCAAGCTCAACATCAGCATTGGCAAATGTCCTGTTTGCAGCATTGCCCAAAACCGATTCTGGTACACCAAAAGCTAAAAGGATTTCTTCTTTATTATCTTTTCTAGCTTCCGAATATTGAGAATCCCTTTGATTTGTGGCTGTATCAATAAAATCAGCATCTTCGGCCGAAATAACAGTCATTCGTCCTGCACCGCCAATGTTTGAACCAGTTGAGCCCTTAAAGCGGCGAGCTATTTCTTCTGATTGCTCGTCCTCTAACTCGCCTTTGATAACAAGCAAACCACCTGGTCGCGCATCGTTAATAATGAAGTTACGGTTAAAAACTCTTGCGTAGTAGTCGTACTCAATTGCTAAACCAGCCGATTCAAGTGGGGTCTGGCCTTTGTATGGGTCAATTGGATGTGGGACCCTAATCCAAATCATACTTTGTGGGTCAATAACTTTCTTTGGTTGATTTGGGTATTCAATTGAATAGCCCGAAACAAAAGTCTTCATGTCCGGAATTGGAAAGACATATTGCGGCTGATGTAGATAAAGACCAGTTGTATCTCCAAGTCTGTTTCTCAAAATCTCTACATACGCGCCTTTGCGCGAAAGCAGTATCTGAGAAGAAAGCATAAATCTAAAAGTAAAGGCATCTTGATTTTCATTTGCCTTACGATTCAGAACTTCAAGAATTGGATTGTCCCACTTGAATTCTCCAGTTCTCCAATCGCCAACACGCATTCCGACTGGCAGACTTGCAGAGTTTGACGCTATTGCGTAAACGGCTTTGTAAACCCAAACAACCCTGTCAAGAGCTTGACTAATGCCTCGCTCAACATCCCAGCCATCTTTGTATGGAGTATTGGGTCTGCTGTACCCAGAAGGCTGGTAGTAGTTTTTCTTTTCCGACACGTTGGAAAAGCCATTTTGGGTGTGGGTGGTAAAAGACCTAAGGAATGGCATGTTTAATTCCCGTTAGTAAAGCCGAGGAGCAAACCCGAACCTATTAAAGCGGCGCTAAGTACAAAAAATCCAACTTCCGGAGAAATTAAAAAAGCACCGACACACATTGAATAGCAGCCAGAAATAAAAGAAGCAAATGCAATCCGCTCTCTAAGGCTCAAAGATAAGGTTTTGCCCGCAAAAAAAATGCCTACTGCCGCCAAAAGTGTAATTATTCCATAAGCTAAAATCATTTAGAGCCCTTGACGTAATCAGACGACAAAAATTTCATAGTTGTAAAACTATAGCAACAGGAAAGCCTTACCCTAAGATAAGGTCTTTCCCGTTGCTATAGAAAAATTAGATTAGAACGGTTCTTCTTCGAAAGCACCAACACTGGCAAGTGCCGTCTGGCGTGTTTGTCCAGACTTTCCAGCTGGTGTTGCACCTAGGACCTTAGTAATCCCAGATACTTGAGCTTTCCTGAGTGATGGACCGCAATCTTCAGCAATCAAAACAACTTTTGAATGCTTCTGACCATCTTTTTCCCAAGTCTGTTGCTCTAAGCGGCCAGTAACAATGACCTTTGAGCCTTTCTTGAGGCTTGCTGCAATATTTTCTGCAAGCTCGCTCCATGCTGTTACATCAAAAAAGGATGTTTGTTCTTCCCAAGCATCTTCTTTGTTCTTCCAGCTTCTGTTTACCGCAACACTCATATTGGTAAGAGTTGCTCCTGATTTCATTGTCTTCGTTTCTGGGTCTTTTGTTAAATTCCCAATTATCGTTACCTGTGAACTCATTTTATTCTCCTGTATTCGTTGATGTTTCCTGTTTATTGTTTCTCATTTCAAGTAAGAACCAATCTTCAATCCACATTATAGCAATAATTGCGTAACCGCAAATATCCAACCATGTGTCATCAATTGGCTCAAACAGCACTGGCCCACCATGTCGCTGGAGATTCTTTAAGCGCTCCAACTTATCATTTAGGCGAATTGTGATACCGGGGATACCAAAACGCTTAATATTCCCGTGACCATACATCTTTTGCTTACCGATTACCACTTCTCTTACAATCTTGCTTGCTTTCTTTGGCGAAATATCTTTTTGATAGGCATAGCCACAAAGAGCAGCGATTGCAATATCAAAAAATTGTTCTTGTAAAATTTCATTATCTGCTTGGGAATCTGAAGAAAACACCGACTCAACAATGTCTTCAAACTCTTCAAAAATTACTTTTTGGCAGGCACTGCTATCCATCATTGATGCGAACTCGTGTGAGCCGGTCATGTCATTGATTGAACGCGTAACTATCTCAGCCGCTGTCTCCCAATCTTTTGGCTGGACCTTATTTTTCATAATGCACCTTTGTATGTCATGGGAGCAAGCATAGCTGTTTTAGAGTGCCTGGCCTCCCATTCAAAAACTCGACGAAGAGAAAGAAACATTTCAAAAATATCATCGTCAATTCTTAGTGGTTGGAAGGACCAATTATCTGGCCTAATCCAAAGAGCGGCGGCGCCATCAATATGTGGAATAGCAATTTCCTTATCGCCATCAAACATTACATCAGCCCTTGCGTATGCCGCTAGCTGTAAAGCAACTTTGGGGCTGATACCTGAGCGGGTGGTTTTGAAATCCAAAATCATTGTTTTCTTATTGATTCGCGCGATTGCATCAAATGAACCAGCATACAAATGAGTTAATGAAAAGACTGACTTTTCGACATGCAACCATTCGGGTTCAAAGCGATTACAGAAAATGTCAAATCTTTCAATAAAAGGAGCGAGGTCTGCATCGAAAGGACGAGTCGGGTCAATGATTCTGTTTTCAAAAGCTTCGTGGACTCGTGTGCCGATATCTGCCGCTTTATCCAACTCTCTTGATGCAGCATTTTTTAGCCATTCAATTGCTTTGTTGGAATTGCCTGATGCCGCTAATTCATTAATGTAATCCAGATTGGCCATAGCGGCTTGTGCTGTCATCTTGCTATTCCATGCCCTCAAGAATGGCGATGGGAGCATGTCTAAAACTGAAGTCACCGATGGCGCTGTTACGTTTTTTAAATTTGGGTGCTCATAATAACGATGGTTGTTGACTTGATAAGTCTTAATCTTCGGATTGGTCATTTTGTTCTTTCTTTGTTTTTGTAATTAAGCCTGTTGATTTAGTTTGTTGTATTCCGACCAGTCGGTTTGCAATTTATAAGAACATTCAACAACCTCTGGTGGAGCATCTCTTTCGTACAACTCTAAGCCAAAACCAAGAACAATAAACCTTGGCGTTGGATATTTCATCGTTAAAGTTTTTTTATTGTAACTACCGCCAACTAATTTTATTTCAGCTTTGTCTATGGTTGTTGGCTTGCGCTGGGCCATTCTATTTAACGTTAATTACTTGACTTCTTATGAATTCGCCAACGCTCACGCGATTCTTTTTTGCTATTTGTTTAATTTGAGCGACTTGTTTTTTTGTAAAGCGTACAGTTATTCTTTCGTCCCCGTTTGCTTTACCTGTCTTATCCACTTTCCTGGGCTGAGCCATTATTTTGATTCCTTTAATTTATTTAATACATTTTCAATGCTTTCAACCGATTCGTTGTAATCATCAACAAAAGTTTTATCTAAGACAATAGATTCTGTTTCTGGGTCAACTGAAAGCATTTCTGAAAGCATTTTTAATTTATTAAGCGGGTTGGTGATTTCCGTAAGAAAAGAATTTATGACCTTTTCGTAGTGGTCCAACTGTTCGCGTTGCGGGTTTGCTGACTCTTGAGCGAACATAACCGGTACATCATTCCCACCAAGAGCTCCTGCGTAAATGACGAACGATTCGTCTGGGTTGCCAATGCTAAATCCTGAAATTTTTGACATGTAATCTCCTTTGCTTTATCTTATCAGACCTATATGAGTTGCGTTGATTTATGAATCATAATCTTTGTTGTAAATCATGTCCATGACCTCACTGGGCTCAAGCAAAAATCCTTTAGCGGGGTTATCGCTATTCTCGGCGAAAACAACTTTTGCGCTTTCAGTAAATCTATCTTTGTTTTTTCTTAAATAAGATTTAAGTCTTTTGACTGACACTATTACGAATGATTCGTTTAGCGAATAGACGTATAGCCACCAGTCAGCTGTGGTTACATTAATCCCGCTATTTTTCCACTTTACAGAACCATCTAAATTCCTTGCTCTTTGAGGATTTTGCTGGGTTTCAACAACCATTCTTCCGTTCCTGTATCTATCGGTCTTGACCTCGGCGGAACCCTGAATTACCTGTTCGTAAAATGACTTTATAAATTGCTCGCCATCTTCTCCGTATTTCAAATCGTTTTTGAAATTAAACGAATTCGATGGGATGTCAAATCTATTCTCGTAAACCAATAGCTACCTCTTCATCGGCTTTATTGGAACATATTTGTACCAAACTAATTTGCCTTTAATTCTCTTACAGACGAAATTGACTTTATTTGTTCTTTTACGCAAACCAATCTTCTTGCAAGACCGCAATGGTTTGGTCGGTTTAACTGGTGAGGAAGAAACGCCCAGGGGTGTAGAAAGTATTGGAACCGAGGGCGCAACTGTAATCAGCGGTTGGATAGTTGTGGTTGTGGTGGGCATAGCAACTGTTGTGGTCGTTGTAGTAGTTGTTGGCTCACTACTCCCGCCACCTCCGCCGCCGCCACCGCCACCACCACCGCCACCGCCGCCGGTGCTAGTTCCGCCACCAATTGGTTTTGGGATTGTCGTAGTACTGGTGGTTGTGGTCGTAGTAGGGATGGTTGTAGTGCTTGTGGTTGTAGTCGTTGTCGCAGGAATCGTGGTTGTGGTCGCCGGAACAGTAGTTGTAGTTGTACTCGTCGTACTGGTCGTCGTTGGGGCCAAAGTGGTTGTTGTAGAAGTCGTCGTTGGGGCAATAGTTGTCGTTGGGGCAACTGTCGTTGTGGTGACTTCTGGGACCGTAGTCGTAGTTGTTGGAGCGATGGTTGTCGTTGGTGCAACAGTGGTGGTGGTTGTCGTTTCAGAATTTTGTGTTAGCGGGATTGTTGTGGTGGTGGATGTAGTAGAAGTAGAAGTAGAAGTAGTAGTCGTAGTGGTCGTGGTAGTCGTTGTAGTTGACGATGCTGGACCAGACGAACCATTAAAAAGCTGTATGTTTGGCGAACCTGTTTCTACCGCATTTATAACTCCAGATGTCGCCATGTCAAGTATTGACTGAGCAATAACAGAATGGCTTGCCGAAGGATTTGTTTCTAGTAATAAAGCAGCAACACCAGCAACATGTGGCGACGCCATTGAAGTCCCACTAGAACTTCTAACTGCATTACTTGCTCCGACCCACGCTGATTCAATTGATGAGCCAGGAGCAAAAATATCTAGGCATGAACCAAAATTAGAAAATCCAGACTTTTCATTTGCGCTGGTTATTGAGCCAACCGTAAGCACAAGCGGCTCGGAGGCTGGAGAGTAATTACAAGCGTTAGCGTTTGCATTACCAGCAGCAACAACAACTGTTATGCCATCTTCTATTGCGCTTCTAACCGCATCGTTAAGACTTGTTGAGGATGTAACGACCAAACTCAAATTCATTACGGCTGGTGTCCCCGAAGAATGATTTGCTATCACCCAGTTGATTCCACTGATAACACCCGAGACACTTCCAGACCCTCTGCAATTCAGGACTCTTACTGGAGTAATCGTCACATCTTTGGCTACTCCATATTTTGTCCCACCCAAAGTTGCAGACACATGACTTCCGTGCCCATTGCAGTCTTCGGTCCCGTATGTATCAGCAACAATGTTGTAGCCATCATTGATTCTGCCCGAGTATTCTTCGTGCCCTGAATTTATTCCAGTGTCAACCACGTATGCAGTAACACCATTACCCGTTGTGTCGTAGGAATAAATCCCATCTCGGGTCAAACTGCGTTGGTCTATTCTGTCAAGATTCCACAATGTGAAAGCTCCAGAACTATCAAGAAGAGATTGTTCGCCAGCCAAAAATACTTCTTCGTCTTCTTCTACATATTTGACCTGCTCGTCTTCTTGCAATTTTTCAACATCCGAAGCTGTGAGCTCTGCCACAAATCCATTGGTGGCCAAATTGAATACTCGTAAAACGTTCATGCCGGTTTTTTGTAAATCTAAAACAAACTCTTGGACAAGCACGTCATCTTCAAGAGTGACGATGTAAGTCTTAACCTCTGACAAATCTGTGGATAACTTTGCTGAAAAATTTGAACTTTGTCCCAGGTCGTATGCTAAAGTTTTTTCACCTACAGAAGGCAGGGCGAGGGCAAAAACCAAAAAAATAAACTTAATAGGTTTTGTATTCATTGAGTTCTCCTTATGGGGATAATCAATTATAGGGTCTCAGCCCCAAAAACCAACATTCGATTACGTCAACTAGACAAGTGACTCGAACTAAATTTGAGAAACTTTTAAAACCAACAAAACGCCAGAAAGGCTGAATATGACACTATTAGACCAATCCTTCGTCGATTCTTACGCAAACAAGAAGGCCCCTTGGGGTTTTAATGGCCTGGGCGAAATTGTGTTCTTGCGCACCTACAGCCGTAAAAAAGAAAACAACGAAAATGAAACTTGGGTCGAAACCCTCCAGCGAGTAATCAATGGCGCGCACGAAATAGGTGTTGAGTACACAAAAGAAGAAGTTGAAAAACTTTTTGACCACTGCTTTAACCTTCGATGCTCGTTCTCGGGTAGGGCAATGTGGCAACTCGGGACACCGCTTGTCAAGAAGTTTGGAGCGTCATCTCTCAACAACTGCTACTTCACCAACATTGAAAAAATTGAAGACTTTGAACTGCTTTTTGAATACTTAATGCTTGGTGGTGGAGTTGGGTTTTCGGTTGAGCGCTCTAAAATCCATGACTTGCCCAAGGTTCGAAGTGGCGTAGTTGTTACTCATGAAAAAACCAATGATGCCGATTTAATTGTTGCCGACTCCCGACAGGGCTGGAACAGACTACTTCACGCAGTACTTAAGTCTTACTTTTATACCGGCAAATCATTTAGTTACTCAACTGTTTTAGTCCGTGAGTATGGTGCAGCTTTGAAAACTTTTGGTGGTACAGCATCCGGACCGGGAGCGTTAATTGATGGCATCAAAGACATTTGCGAAGTTATGGATAATCGGGTCGGCAAAAAACTTCGCTCGGTGGATGTATTGGATATTTGCAACATCATAGGACGAATTGTTGTTTCTGGTTCTTCGCGAAGAAGTGCTCAAATTGCAATGGGCGACCCAGATGACGTTCTCTTCTTGCGAGCAAAGAACTGGTCTTCAGGTAATGTCCCTGCATGGCGAGCCAATTCAAATAACAGTATTTACGCTGACTCGTTTGAAGAAATCCAACAAGAGCTTTGGAGAGGTTATGACGGCTCTGGCGAACCATACGGTCTATTGAACCGCAGACTCGCTAGGAAAGTGGGACGCCTCGGCGAAACCAAAGTTGATAACTCGATTGAGGGCTTTAACCCATGCGCTGAAATTGCTTTGGCCGATGGTGAGTCCTGCAATTTGTCAACAATCTTTTTGCCGAACGTGGAGTCACTGGAGCAAATGAAGGAAATCTCATACTTGCTTTATAAGACTCAAAAGCAAATCACTCGCATGAATTATTCATACCAAAAGACAACAGACATAGTCAGCAAAAATTCCAGAATCGGTCAATCCATAACTGGAATCCTGCAGAGCTCGCCAGAACAAATTGAGTGGCTCGATGATGCCTATAAGTACCTAGAAAATCTTGATACTGAATATTCAAAAGCTAAAAACTGGCCGAAGTCAGTAAGACTTACAACTGTTCAACCATCAGGGACTCTTTCACTACTGCCTGGAGTCACCCCTGGGGTACACCCAGCTTTTGCCCCTTACTATGTGCGACGTGTTCGGTTTGGTTCTTCAGACCCGCTAGTTGAAGCGTGTAGGAAGCGTGGCTATAAAACTCAGTGGGATATTGGTCTTGACGGACGAGAAGACCACACGAGATTAGTGGTCGACTTCCCATGTAAATCGCCAGAAGGTTCGACTCTCGCCAAGGACATGACCGCCGTACAGCAACTTGAATGGGTCAAGAAGATGCAAACTGTCTGGGCAGATAATGCCGTATCGGTGACCGTGTACTACCGCAAGGAAGAGCTTGACTCAATCAAGGAATGGCTGTCGAAGAATTATGACAAGAGCGTCAAGTCAGTTTCTTTCTTGTTGCACGCGGAGCACAACTTCGTCTTGCCCCCATACGAGGAAATAACCAAGGAAGAATACGAAAAGATGGCTTCAAAAATTGACCAGTCCATCCCGTTGATTCAAAAATCTTTTGAGGGTGAAATCCTTATGGATGATTGCGCTACTGGGGCTTGTCCAATTAAATAATGTTATACTTGAGCAATGCTCAAGGAACAACGACACGATAGCGAAGATGACATCCATGAGGTTTTGCGCTGTCTGCGAAACAGGGTTGTTGAATTAGAGAGCGCTCTTGATGCCATGCGAGGCGAGCTTCGCGTAGCCCAGCAAGAACGATGGGCTAGAGATAACTAAATACTTTAGTCGACCTCAATAAAAATACATTCGCCTGGGCAGTCCTCAGCAGCTTCAACGACCGCGTCAGTCAGACTGTCTGGAAATGAAGCCAGACCAGCCGCGCCCTCTGGGTTGCCCCTCAGTTTTGAAAATACTTTCCCATTCTCTTGGACGTAAGCCAGACCATCCTCGAGCATGATGAAAACATCCGGGGCTACCTCTGCGCACAGACCATCTCCAGTGCATAAATCTTGGTCAATCCAAACTTTCATTGCTGGCTATCCGGTATACCATCGCCATCTTTGTCTTCGGGGTTTCGACCAGTCGAAATCATTAGGCCAGCCAGCGTGCCGGTAATAAAGGTAGCAACGCTTGAGAGAACTCCAAAAAACATTTTGTCGTTTTCTGCTTGAGCGCCAATTGGTTGAGCTACAAATACGAGCGCCCAAAGAACGCCAATTGTTGTGATTGCCAGCACAAAACCCAATACGCAACCAATAACAAATTTAAGTCGGGCGTCAAGTTCTGCTGGTGTCATTCGTTGTTTCATGGCGCCACTGTCTCCTCTGTTAGAATTGTTTCTATTGTGACTTCTACGGTTGTTTCTGTTGGGTCCCAACCAAGCAAGGTTTTTGTGCAGCTTCCATCTACTTCGCATATTGGCGGCTCACATTCTTTAGCTCCCCAATTTTCTGGGTCTTGACATGAATACCTATAGCTACCGTCGTAACCACAGGACGTTAGTAGGAAAATCAAAATTGCTAACCAAATAATCATTAAAAAATAAAAAAATTTGCTTCTGGCAAAATAAATCATTTAGCACCAGCTCCCTCTAACTCAATTCCTTCAATCTTGTCCAAGTAAGCCTGAACCTCTGCACGACTCATACCCTCATTGAAAAGAGCCCATTCAAAAGCTTCGCGACCTTCTCCGGTTGCGCCAAGAACAATAGAGGCATATAGCGTTTCCGCTATATCGCGCCAATTGTTTTTTTCTGTTTTTTCAGACATGGGTTTTCTCCTATGGCAATTATCCCATAGGAGTAAAAAAAATTGTCTTAAGCTAAAAACTAAAGCTTATTTATCCCAGACGTTCCAGTTCCCTAGACCGCTTGCTGAGTTGTCCATGATGTACTTAGCAACCTTTAAGTTGCAGTGGACATCAAACAGGCCTTCAAGACCCGTCCCACAAACATTCTTGGTGACCGTCTTCCAACAAGAATTTATTTGTATAAGTCCACGGTCAATCGAGCCATCTTTATTCAGGGTCCAAATAACATTGCCTTTTGAGTCAAATTTTGCATTGACTGCTGCTGGGTTACATCGAGACTCACGGTAGGCAATATAAGAAAAGACCTCTACAGGTTCAAGACCATACTGAGCGAAAAGTGGTTCAAATTGAGGACAGCGGTGTGTTGGGTCTTCGGAAATGTTGTAACGGCGCTTATTGCCGTCCTTGATTGGGTTTGGCAGGGCTGGGAGAAAGGCTGTTTCTAGCCCTGCTCGCTCCAAGGCGCTCAGGTGAGCTGCCCTAGTTGCTGGGCCATAATGACCGTCCGCAAGGACTCCCAGAATGGTCTGAAGCTGACTCACTCGTTCGCTTCGTTCGTTGAATAGAAAGGATGCCGTCAGAAGTGAATTCTTGTCCTCTTTGGCCTTGCTCGGAGACTCGATTACCTTAAGGGTGTAGGAGCTGGCTGGTCGGGGTGTTTGCCTGTCTTCCCTGGATTCAGCTAGTGAATTTCCGCCGATTCCAATTGCTGCTGTGAACCATAAACCTATAGCTACTGCTAATTCCTTGGTAAACAAACTCTCTCCTATCGTTAGCCGCCTGGAGGTAAAGACTTAGTAAGACCTAGTTTTTCGGCCTCGGCGGGATGGTCATGTTTCCATCGGTGATGCGCTCTGCATAGCACCTGACAGTTATTAGGGTCTAAGTAATTGCCTCCTCGACCCCGAGGGATAATTTCATCAATGTCCAATATGCTTGAACACGGTATAGACCCTAGCAGGAATTTCGCTTGACACAACCCCATGTCGCGTTTCATTACTATACGCCTTACTTTTTCACGCTCTTTATCTTTTTCTTTAGTTTTAGCGCTTTTAAACTTGAGTGGAGTCGACTTAACTTTCTTTTGTTGAGTAACTGAAGGTTTGTCAAGACATTTTCTTAATCTTGCGCGCGAATCACGCTGACCTTCAACTAAATAAAGGTTTCCAAAGCTCCCACATTTTTCGTATTTACAATTTTCTTTTCTGCCTTCACAATTTCCTTTATGGGAAAATGTTTTCATACGATGATTCTTACGTTCTTCCCTTTACGGGAAACAAGTGCTTGAATTGCTCCGGAGATTGCATCAACTTGGTCGTCATGGGCACCATAAGGAAAGACTTCACATTCATCCAATAAAGCAGAATTCCAATTACCCCTAGACAGCATTACGTTGCCAGCCTCTGAAGCTGCAGAGAAAACACCCGCCCTGTCCTTCTTGGCAGTGTTGGACTTTACCCCTTTGAAATTAAAACCAGGGACAACGGTTCTGGCGTAATGGTCAATTACGTTAACTCCAGAGGAGCCTGGTTCTTGTTCCATAATTATCTTGACCGACAAGCCATCTTCCTGGGCTGTTTGAGATATTAGTTTCTCAACTTCGTACGGAGTCCCGCGCATTCTTCTGATATCTAAAATGAAATATCTTCCATCTTTGGTTCCTACCAATGCGCCGACTGTCCAGTCTGGGTCGGTGCCATGCTTTTTTGCAGTGGCCGCCAAGTCCCAATAACGGACTTTTTCTATGCCTTCCGGGATTACTCCGGTTATTGCAAACCAGTCCCGCTTAAACATGCCGCCTTCTTCTCTGATTTCCCAGTTGCCGTCAAGTAGGCGAGCTTTTTCAATTGCGTCAAGCTCGTCAAGACTCTTGATATAGGTATCTGCATCGAGCGATGGGTTGTCTGAAATTTTTGCTGGCATGAATTTTCTATCTTCGCTTCTGTTAAGCAAAAATCTTTCATAGACCCAGTTGTTCCCTGGACCTCCAGGGTTGGTGGCAGCCCTCACTCGAAGAGGGATATCCGCCGAGGACATACCGCATCTTGGGCATCTCAGTAAATTGTCAGATGGGGCTGGTTTTCTAACTCGGGAGAAACCTACATATCTAAAAACTCTGTCGGTTTTCCATTGTGTTAATTCATCTACCCCAACAAAGTGATAAGCGAACGATTGGAATTTGTATCTGTCCTCGTCTCTTTCACAGTGGTCAAAAGAAAGTGTCGCGCCAGACGGGAATGTCCACCGCTTATTGGTGCCGACATATTGAGCGTCGGTGTTAGCGAGCCACGCATTACATCTATCAATGAACCCGTCAGGACCTGAGAGTTGTGGGTATGTTTGACGCAAAAGCAAAGCTGAATACCCGGGAACACAAATGTATTGAAGCGCCGCCATCAGCAGAGCATCGCTTTTACCTCCACCAGCCGCGCCGCCATACAAAGCTTCGCGCGTTGTTGACCATGTCAAAAATGCCGCCTGCTTCGGGTGCATGTTGTGGGGCAATTGAAAGCCGCATGGGACTTTGTAATTTGTTAGCGAAGCTAATTGTTCACGCGTTGTCTTGCTCATCTACTTCTTCCACGACTGCTGCTTCGATAATTTCATCTTCATCCCAAGCATTCAAAACATTGGATGGTAAATCCCCGGAATCAACAAGCGCCTGAAGGATTGCTCTCTTCCTTGTCTCGTCTTCTTCCAGCGTCGCCGCTTTTTCAATCTGCATGCCGTCATTGGTATTGCTTAATTCAAGCTTGACGGTGTTGTTGTCTCCCCATTCTTGAGGCCAGCGCTTAGCAAGGAATCTTTCGGCTGCTTTCCAGTCACCACCTCTTGCCTCTTTGAACCAAGAAAGAACAAGGCCGGCTTGTGCTTCGCTTTCCGCACGACTTATCTCTTGTGCAAATTTTAAATACGGCTCTTCTTCTGGTGATGGGTCTTGACCATCTTGTATTGCTTTTTGTTCAGTCAGCCCTCTGTTAATCCACCTAGATACAGTCATCCTGGTTATACCAACTGCCTCTGCCGCGCGGGCATATGTCATGCCGCCACGCATCAAGTCCACGATTGAGGGTCCAAGTGTTTCGCACAGGGACACGGACTCACCGTTGACTTTTCTTGGTTGGCGAGCACCAATGGGGAATTTATTATCGGAGGTCATTTAATTTTTTGAACGTAAATTCCGTCATGGGCTTTAGGGATATGAGTTTTTACCTTTACACCCTTCCTGTATGCAGCCATATAGATAGCCGACCTCATCGACTCTACGGAAACATGAAAGTCCTCATACTGCTTCAATCGCCACACCGAGCCATCCAACCACTCGCCCCATGGGTATTTTTCTTCTGTCGCCCTGCGTGGCCAGGTGATGATATCCCTCAGTCTTGGTTTTGTTTCTTCGGCTTGAAGTTGATTATTTTCAGAGTTTTGCATCTGGATTTTCCTTTAAGAAATCGTCAATTGCCATTTCCAATAATTTGTCGTTGTTCCTAATTCTTTCAATGAGTGTCGCAACCCAAAACAATGAATAACCAGACGCATCCGCAATCGCTTGCATTGTGCCATCACCAGTTCTCCAGGTATTGAAGATGTCAAAGCGCAATCTATTTTCTGCAAGCTTGGTTTGTTTACGTAGAGCATTAAGAGCCTCGCGCCTTCTACCAAGTCTTGATTTGACCTCATCGGTCAACTGTCTTGGTTCATTTGCCACAGGCATGTATGCAACCTTTTCAGCCATTTTCTTCCTCTTCTAATTGCTCAAAAAGCGAGTATTCATTATCTAGATATTTTGAATAACCAGTTGGGTCGCCGGTCTGCAAGCGGGCAAATTGAAACACAATTTCCTTATAGGCTTTTTGGTAGTCCATATTTGCAACATCTGCTGGTTCAACAATCGACGCCATGGATTGAATTGCCTCGTCTTGTCCTGCTACGTAGGGGGAGAGACTCCCCGGAGAATTCCTCAGGAAGCGATTCTTTTTTAATACATAGTTCCACAACCAGTAAGAAGTGAAATGAAGATTGTGGGTGATGACTCTGTATCGATTTAGTTTTTCGATTGCATCTTCCAAGACAAATGCAGGAATAACAACAGAATCAAAAACCAATTCCGAGTTCTCCGTATCCGTGACCTTGAGAATCTTTTTGAAGTCAAGAGCCATTTCCATTTGTTCTACGGTCTCATCAATCCACTGTTCGTTTTCGTCAGTCGTCATCTGATTCCCTATCGCAAACAGTGACCGGCTTTACTTTTTCAGCAAAGCAATAACAATTCCGGTGCATTTCATTATTCATCTTTCCCCTCCTCCCACATTGCGTCGTAGATGCAGTTAACAAGAGCGTGCAGGGTCTTTTGCTGTTCATTCAAAGGTTGGCTCACGCCGGTCCAGCCCTGGTTTTGCTCAGCAACTAAAGATGACAACATGTCATTGGTCGTATCGGCTGGTGCCAAAGCGATTTTTGAAAAATTCGTCACTGTCTAAGACTCCTATACGACCCAATGCCTTGTTTGTGTATTTTTCGATTTAGGAATTGCTTCCACATCTCATTGCAATTTACCACATCAACAGCACCCCGTGCGTACATAAATATAAATTTAAAATAGTCGTCAAATTAATTGTGTTAATATGCCACGACTTATGGAATATCTAGATGAACCTGAATGGAATATATCGGGAGGTATCAATGGTATTCGTATTGACAGACCCAAGTGGATTCACAAATCATCATGCCGCGGCGAAGACACGAACATCTTCTACCCCGCTCCTGGAGATGTCGACAAGCTTCGATTAGCAAAACAGATTTG